CATCCTGCCGGGCTTCGCGGCGGAACAACTGGGGGCAGCGCGACTGTGAGCATACTCGACCGGGCCCGAGAGGCGCTTGAGGGGCGGGCAGTACAGCGTCGCGCGGACATCGCCTTTGCACGCGTCCAGGAGACCATCGCCTCCCAGCTCGCTCAGGAGCTGACCGAGGAGGACAACGGCTGGCGCAAGCTCACCGAGGGCGCCGGGACCTACGACCTCACTCCTGGCGAACTCGCGGACATCCGCGCGAAGTGCATCAAGGCCTGGCAGATTGACCCATCCCTCGGGCAGGCCGCAAGCCTGCTGGTGAGCGGAGCCTTTGGGAAGGGGCTGGACACTCCCAGGGCCGCCGACAGTCGCGTGCAGGAGGTCGTGGACCGGCTGTGGGATGACGAGGACAACCGCCTGGCCCTGTTCAGTCGCGACGCCATGGCCCGCACCAGTAACGCCCTGATGCTGGAGGGCGAGCGGTTCCTGGCGGTGCACACCAGCGTCACCGAGAGCCGCGTCAAGCTCAGTGAGCTGCCCTGCGCGGAAGTCGTGGAGGTGGTGACCGCTCCCGAGAACGCACTCAAGCCGGTCCTGTACCGGCGCGAGTTCCGCGAGCGGGCGTATAACGTGGCGGCGGGCCGCTATGAGACGGGCGCGAAGCGCGTGGTCCACTACGCCGACTGGCGCTGCTGGCGGTACGTGCTGGACCCGACGTTCGACGCGGACAGCCCTGATTGGGAGGAGGGAGTGGGCGAGCTCCTCGGAGCCGCCGGCATCCTGGAGGCATCGGGCAGCCTGCCCTTCTGCTACCACGTCAAGGGCAACACGCTGGGGCTGCGCGGCATCCCCGAGGCATACCGGGCGTATGACTGGATCCGCTCGCACGCTCGCACGCTCTCTGACCTCGTGACACTGAGCAAGGCCCTGGCCATGTTCGCCTGGCGCAAGAAGCTGAACACGAAGTCCGCGACGGCCATCGAGAACGCGGCGAAGATGTTCCGCACCCCGCCCTCCGGACCGGCCGGCGTGCAGGTCGAGAACCAGAACGTGAGCTTGGACGCCATCAACGTGCCAACCGGGGGCGTGGGGAACCTGGAGGTTGCGAGCCGCCAGACGCACCTGCAGAGCATCCGGGCCTTCGGGTTTGGAGAGCACTGGTTTTCGGACGCGTCCACGGGGAATTTGGCCACCGCCTCGGCCATGGACATGCCGGCCATCTGGAAGATCGAGGAGCGGCAGCAGGCGATCGGCGAGGTCTGCGAGGACCTGACCAAGCTCGCCATCGAGCTCTGCGTCATCGCGGGTGACTTCCCGAGCCGCCGCCTGCCGACCCGCGTTGACCGCGCCTTCGACCTGGACTTCCCGGCGCCTCAGCCGAGGAACGAGAACGTGCTGGGAATCTTCCTCAACGCCCTGACCACGGCCGCGGACAAGGGTCTCATCGATAAGCGCGAGGCCGCCTACCAGGCCTATACCGCCCTGGGCTCCAACGACGTGACGGAGCTCCTGGAGCGCCAGTTCCCCACAGAGGACAAGCTCGATGGGCAGGCGCCGACAGTCGAACCGGGAGCAGAGCCCGAGCCGCCAACGCCAGATGAGCCGACCAACGAGGAGCAGATAGCCGAGGCCAGGGCGCAGGAGGCGGTGCCGCCCTTTCAGCCCCGATGACGAGCGGGCGGCCATCGAGCGCCGCTTCGCCGCCGAGTTGCAGTCGCGCGTCATCCAGCCCTGGCACCGGCGCTGCTGGGCATGGGTGCGCAGACTCGAGGAGACTCCGAGCGAGAAGGCCCTGACGGGCGCCGTCCGGGCATCATGTATGCCGAACCAAGCGGCCCTCGGGCAGGTGCTGCGGAAGTACCTCCTGGATGCCGCAGACGCCGGCGGGCAGGCGGCCCTGGACAAGGTCCGCCCCGAAGTCATGCGGGTGATGAAGGCCGAGCGGCGGGCTCAGGAGGCCATCGCGGTTCCACTCACGCCGCCGAGCTCGAACAGCCCGGTGTGGAAGGCCATTGAGGCGGAATGGTTCGCGGCCGGCGGCCCGGGCGAGGTGCGCAAGGGCGCCATCCCCCTGCACGAGGACATGCGCTCCACGGTGCAGGAGCTGCTGTCCAGGGGCGAGGGCTGGAATGCGCGGGACGGGTTCACGTTCCACCTGCGAGACCCCGAGCTGCAGCGGGAGATTCTCCGGCGCGGCGAAAAGATCAAGGGCCAGGTCACAGACACGATGCTGTCTGACTTCCGGGACATGATGAGCCAGCAGTTCTACAAGGAGGGCCTGCCGCCCGAGCAGCTTGAGTTGGAGATCGAGAAGCTCTTCCCGACGACATACAAGAACCGGGCGCTGACGATAGCCCAGACCGAGACGAGCATCGCCTACGGCGTCACCAACCACGAGGCGATGCTGCGCAATGGCGTTGACGGCCACGAGTGGCTGACCAGGGGCAGCAACCCACGGGAGGCGCACATCGCCGCCAATGGCCAGGTGCGCCCGATCGACAAGCCGTTCATCGTCGGCGGAGAGCGTCTGATGCACCCGGCCGACCCGGCGGGCAGCGCGGGCAATATCATCAACTGCCATTGCGACGAGCTGCCCGTCATCGACACCGCGCGGTTCGTGCCTGCCAAGCCGTGGACGGGCCAGGCGCCACAGATGCTCGCGAGAGAGATCATCAAGGCCGTGGTCGCCACGGTGCTGCAGGAGGTGTCACGGTGAGCAAGCCCTACGAGACCGAACTGAGGGTGACGGAGTTCCTGTCGGCGGGATCGGTGGAGGCCCTCGGGGACGGCGACTACCGGGTGATGTTCCTCGCCCACGGGACCACCAAGACGGGGGCGCCGCCGAGGTACTACCCCAAGCGCGTCTTGGAGCAGGCGGCCGGGGCCGCGATCTTCGACGGGGCGAAGATGTACCTCAACCATGTGAAGCCCGGGCGCGAGGTGCCCCATCGGGACCTCCGGGACTGGGCGGCCACCATCAAGCCCGGCACGGTCCGCTGTGTGGAGGGCAAGCTCGAGGCGGTCTGTCATGCGCACCTCCCCGAGGCCCGGGCGATCCTGGACGACCCCGTCGCAAAGCTGAGCGTGGGCCTTTCCCACGACAGCAACATTCGCGTCAGCAAAGGCCGCGTCGATGGTGCCGACGTGCACGTCGTCGAGGCCATCAACAAGTGCCACTCCGTGGACTTCGTTCCGGACGGCAACGCTCACGGGCGCGTCATCGAGGCGGCCCAGGAAGAGGAGACCGACATGGCAATGACGCCCGAGGAGTTCGAGGACCTGACCAAGCGCGTAGCCGAGGCCGTCGCCGAACCCGTCGCGAATGCCGTCGCAGCGAAGCTGACTGCCGATGCCGCAGCCGCCGCAAAGGTCGAGGAGGAGAAGCGCCAGCAGGAGGCCGCAGAGGCCGCGAAGCCGGACGAGGACAAGGCCCTGGACCAGCGCGTCCAGGAGGCCGTCGCCGCGAAGACGGCCGAGGCCGAGAAGCGCATCCAGGAGCAGGCCGTCCAGCTCAAGACCCTGAGCGATGCCCGCGATGCCGATACCACGCTGGCGCAGGTGCGGACCCTCGTGGACGCCCGCGACGACCTGAGCCCCGCCGCAAAGGGGCGCGTGATCGAGAGCTTCTCTGGCCAGATCATCGCCACCGACAAGATCGGGACCCGCGTACAGGAGACTTGTGACGCTGAGCGGGCCTACGCCCTGACCGTGCTGCAGGAGGCGGGCGTGCGTACCCGCATCGCCGGTACCGGGCCCACCGATACGACCAGGACGCAGGAAGCCACGAAGGTCTATGACGAGCAGTTCGCCGAGTTCGCCCGCAGCATGGGCGTGGACGCGGGGACCGTCAAGGCTATGCAGGAGCTGCCGAGCTAGCCCGCCGCAAAGGACGACCAGCGCAAACACTTCGGCCCCGCCTACCCGGTGGGGCTTTTGCAGTTCTGGGGTGAGACACCATGGCTGGTTCGAACTACGTGGACGTGAACGCCAAGGCTACCTATGGCCCCTATGGCTCTGGGCATCGGGTGACCATCGAGACGACCAACTCCACGCTCGCCGCTGCCACCAGCGGCAGTCTCGTCGTCGCCGGACAACTGGTCGGGATCGCTGTCGATGACTACGACACGAACACAGACCTGCTGACGCTGGACACGATGGGCTCGTACAAGCTGTCCGTGGTGGGCAAGGACAATGGTGGCAGCAACATCGCCATCACCATCGGGGATTGGCTCTACTACGACCCCGTCGCCGACCAGATCAACCGCGACTACATCAACGGTATCTGCATCGGCCGCGCCCTGGAGGCCGTCGGCTCTGGCCTCACCGCCACCATCGGCGTGCAGATCATCCCCATCCCGTGGGACGACATCAAGGCCCTCGTGGCGGCCCAGTAGACCAACCACAACAGAGAGTGAGGTGACCCATCATGGGTCTGCCCGTTGTCAATGTGATGCCCGAAGCCAGCGACCCCTCCGGCGAGAGGTTCGTATCCTTGCGGCACCTGGTCGCCCGCCGGCGCCAGGACGCATTCCGTTCCGGTCGCGTGCAGGAGGTCATGTCCACCAGCGACTTCACGTACATGGCCGACCTCATCGACCGCGGCACGCTGGTCTCGTACCTGGACCAGTCCATCCCCATCACCTATCCGACCATCGGCTACCGGCGCGACACGACCACGCTGGCCCGCGCCGGTTCCGGCAATGGCACGGACTATCGGCTCAATGCCGCCCGGCTCGTGCCACAGGTTGACGAGGGCGCGGAGTACCTGACCATCGACCCGAGCGACGAGAGCTTCGACGCCCACACCTACAAGTACGGCGCCACCTGGTCGCTGACGTGGGAGGCCTGGCTGAGCGACAACCGAGACCTCGGCCTGCTGGCGCAGTACCCCCAGACCTGGGGCCTGAGCGCCAGGTACACGCAGCAGTACCTGTTCACTGACATGTACGCGGACAGCGCGACACTCTTCACTGGCGCCCATGGCAACCTGATGTCGGGCGCCGGCTCGCAGCTCGACGCGGCCAACCTGGCCATTGCCGTGCACGCAATCCGGAACTTCACCGACCCCTCCGGCAACGTGAGCCCCTATGCGGGCCCGCTATACCTGGTGGTCCCGACCACGCTCGAGCTGACGGCCCGTGCTCTCGTGGAGAGCCAGGTGGTCATCACCGGCGACGCGCTCACGATGCCCGCGAACAACTCCGTCCGCAACACCGCAACCGTCGTCGTGGACCATTTCCTGGAGGCTGTCTCGGCCGCCAATGGCACCACGGCATGGTACCTGTTCAAGGACCCGCGGCTGTGCCCGGCGCTGCGCTACGGCTTCCTCCGGGGCTACGAGACCCCGAGCGTCTATGTCAAGGAAGCCGATGCCAGGATGCTGATGGGCGGCGCGTCCGACCCGTTCGACGGCGCGTTCCTCAATGACGACGTCGAGTTCAAGGTGCGCTTCACCTGGGGGCAGGACGAGGTTGACTGGCGCGGCGGCTACAAGTCCACCGGCGAGGCCGAAGCCGCGTAACGGCCTCTGAGCTTGGCGGCACCCTCCCCGCCTAGTGGGGCGCTCCACTCGCAGCCTAGTTCGGCAGCCCGGGGCGCCCCACGCCCTACCTACCACGAGAGGAGCAGACATCATGCCGGTCCTGTTCACCTACGACCCGACGACCGACGCTGGCATGATCCGTCTGCTGACCGACGATACCGACGGCGACAACTACGTGTTCACCGACGCCGAGATCGCCGCCGTGTACGCCGCCAATGGCAGCAGCGTCAAGCGCACGGCGGCGCAACTGTTGGAGATCATCGCCACCAACCGCAGCAAGCTGGCCATCAAGGTCGGGCGCGGGGACGTGGACGAGGACCTGACGAAGGTTGCCTCTGAGCTCCGGGCCCAGGCGGCCCTGCTGCGCACCCAGGCCGACGACGAGGACGATACGGGAGCCTGCCTGGAGGCGTCCGTCTCGCCGAGCTACGAGCGGTTCTCGTACACACAGAACGAGCTCCTCGACCGCGAGGATGAGGTGCGCCAGTGAACCGCGCCACGGTCGGGAGCGTGCTGGGCGACCTGTACGAGCGCAGCGCCACGAGTCTCCTGGAGATCGAGCACCAGGGCACCGGAGACACGAACGCCCCCGCCTTCGCGCCTGTCGCAACCGGGCTTCGCGCGTTGCTCCTGCAGCTCAACGCCAGGCAGAGACAGAGCCGAGCCCAGGCCTACACGGAGCCAGTGACCCACGAGGCATACTGCGAGGACACGACAGACCTGGAGATCGGGTGCCGCATCCGCGAGACCCACCGCCAAGCCGAGAACGGGACCTGGACGCTGGTGCCGCGCGAGCAGCAACTGCGCTGCACGGTGCTGGGGAAGGAGCGCATCCCGGGTCTGCCCGAACCGCACACCCAAGTCCGACTTGAGCTCTGCCAACTGGGACCCACGCGATGAAGCTCATGTTCATCGGAGAGCAGGTCATCGACGAGCTCAATGGCGCGTACCTGCGCCTGCAAGACCGGCGGACCCTGATGCGGGCTGTGACGCGCAGCGCGGCGCTGGTGCAGCGGCAAGCCAAGATCAACACGACGACAGTCTTCGCCAACCGCGCCGGGCGGGCCGGGCCCACGGAGCAGCTCTCGAAGAGCATCTGGGTGCGCAGCAACGAGTCGCAACTGTCGGCCGACATCGGCCCCCACGTGATCTATGGCCGTATCCAAGAGCTGGGCGGAACCATCCGGCCCGTCCATGCGAAGATGTTGGCCATCCCCATCGGCACAATGAAGGGCTATGCCCGGACCCACGAGGGGCTCCACATCCAGCGCATGAACGGTCACGTGTTCCTCGTGGACGAGCGCGGGGTCCTGCAGTACATCCTGAAGGATTTTGTGATCATCGAGCCACGGCCGTACCTGTCGCCGGCGTTGGCCGCACAGCAGGATAACATCGCCGCCGAGTTCGACCATGCCCTGCGGCAAGTCTTCGGGAGGATGCAGTGAGCTACGTCAAACCCGCCGACTTCCGCGCTGCGCTATTGGCGGTCCTGCGCGCTTGGACCGTGGAGCCGCTGAAGTCCGCGGTGTTCCGCGTGGGGCCCGTGCGCTCCGTGCGCCTGGCAGGGACGGAGCCCGCCCTGGTCATCGTCTCATTCACCGGCTTGGAGGGCGGCGAGAGGTCGGCGGGGAGCGGCAACAACTGGTTCATCAACCCCAGCTTCGAGGTCCTGCTGGCGGTGCCTGATGACGAGGACGACCCCGAGACCACGGACACCAACCTGCTAGCCCTGCTGGACGAGTTCGGGAGCTGCATCCACGCGAACCGCAGCATCGCATCCTGCCGTGTGGTGCACTTCACGTCCGCCCCCGTCTTCATCGGGGCGCTGTTCGAGAACGTGACGCAGGTCTTTCGGATGGTCCCGGTTGACCTGCGATACCAGACCCTGAAAGGGGGGTAACCCCCGTGGCTCTGACTGTTGTAGAGAAGACCCTGATGGGGCTGTTCGACCGTTGGGCCTACGAGAAGGCCGCCTGTCGGACCGCCGCCGTGGGCGGCACCGACGTGTGGACCCGTGTGGATGCCTCGGCCGACGAGACCTTCGAAAACCGCGTGAAGGGGTCTGCCTGCACGACCCTCGACGCCACCGTCGAGACGATGAAGCTGGGGCAGCTCACGGACCTGCGGACGGTCCTCGGCTACATCCAGACCTACTGCACCACGGACCTCGGGCTGTCTGGCCTGGACGCCTACCTGACCGCCAAGCGCTGGCGGGTGGATGCGAAGCTCTCGGCCCTGTGGACCGAGGCAGGCCGCGCTGCCCTGAGCGTCGCGAACATCGCAGGCGACGCCGACGCCGGGGCGAGTGCCCCGGGGACCCTCCTGGGAACGCTCGTCCGTGGGGGCGCCATTGCCTCCGCCGCCGACATCTCGACCGGCTACTCCGCAAGCCCGATCCTCGGGCGCGTGACGGTCAAGGGCGCTACCGACTGGACGGTGACTGCCACCCTCAAGCTGCAGGACGCGACGACCAAATCCGTTGCCCAGGTAGTCAAGGGCACGGGTGACGGCGGCGCCGTGGGCGACACCTACGTGTTCGGGGCCCAGGCACTGAGCGGCGGCGCGGCCGCCGCGC